CAGGGCCACTAGAACCGTGCAAACGGTGGCACCTGCAACCCGGTCTTCCGGGGTAAATAATGCACGCCGCGTGGTAAAACTGACTGCAAGTCAGGTAGCGATTGCGAAAAAACTTGGCGTTCCGATTGAGGAATATGCCAAATACGTCAAGGAATGATCATGGACAAGGCAACTACAACCGTTAATCGTGAAGCGCGTTCCGCGGATACCCGCGAGAAAGCCGCACGCCGGAAACCTTGGACGCCACCATCACGACTTGATGCGCCTCCTGCTCCTCCGGGATACAAACACAGATGGATTAGGGCGTATGCAGGTGGTCAAGAAGACCGCATGAATATTGCTTCGAAAGTCCGTGAAGGTTATGAGCTCGTCCGTTCGGAAGAGTACCCAGACTTTCCTGTTCCCTCAGTGGAAGATGGCCGACACGCTGGGATTATCAGTGTGGGAGGTCTTCTGTTGGCTCGTGTTCCTTTGGAAACAGTTGAAGAGCGAAACGCATATTACCAAGGTCGAGCTCGCGATCAGGTTACAGCGATTGACAATGAGCTGATGAAAAGCAATGCCCATAACAGCATGCGGATCGAAAGCCCTCAGCGTCAGTCTAGAACTACATTTGGTAGCCCTGGTGCATCCGGGGAATAAACTTTTTTAAGGAATTGACAAATGGCTAACGTAAATAAGCCCTTTGGTCTGCGTCCTATGGGCAACCTGTCCGCTACTGGAGCACAAAAACAGTACGGATATCAGATTGCCGATAACCAGTCCGGGGCGATCTTCTTGGGTGACTTGGTCGCCCTGTATGACGGATACATCGTTAAGTTCACCAACTCAATGACTGCAGCTGTTGGCGTGTTCAACGGTTGTACGTACATCGACCCAACGTCTGGAAAGCCCGTGTGGCGCAATTACTACGCTGGTAGTATTGACATCACCACTGGCATCATCCAGGCCGACGTCATTGACGATCCAAACCAGTTGTTCCTGATTCAGTCGACCAGCAGCACGGCAATTACCCAGGCCAAGATGGGCTGGAATGCGCCGATTACTTCTAGTACGACTGGTAGCACGACCACTGGTCTATCGAACATGACCATTGACTCGGCTAACGTGGCTAAGACTGCTGCGCTGCCTTTGAAAGTTATCGGCCTGTACAACCAGTCTGGTAATGATCTTGGCGCGTATGAAGTTCTGGTCGTCAAAATCAATCAACACTCGTATGGAAGTGCGGGCGTTGCTGGACAAGGAGCCTAATAATGGCAATCTCACGCGCCCAACTTACGAAAGAGCTTGAGCCGGGTCTGAATGCCCTGTTTGGCCTTGAGTACAAAAACTACGAGAACGAGCATCTCGAAATCTACGAAGTCGAATCTTCGGATCGTGCTTTCGAAGAAGAAGTGATGCTGTCTGGGTTCTCGACCGCTCCGGTTAAGACTGAAGGCTCTGGCGTGTTCTACGACCAGGCGCAGGAAGTCTTTACGGCTCGTTACACCCACGAGACGATTGCACTGGCGTTTTCGCTGACTGAAGAGGCAGTGGAAGACAACCTGTATGATCGCCTGTCGGCTCGTTACACCAAGGCCCTGGCTCGTTCCATGGCTCAGACCAAGCAGATTAAAGGTGCTGCTGTTCTGAACGGTGCTTTCGATACTTCGATTGGTGGCGACGGCCAGCCGCTGTGTTCGACGGCTCACCCAACGCTGGGCGGCCCCAACGGTTCCAACCGTTTGGCCGTGGATGCCGACTTGAGCGAGACTTCGCTTGAGCAGGCTCTGATCGACATTGCTGCGTTCACCGACGAACGTGGCCTGAAGATCGCCATGCAGGGTCTGAAGTTGATCATCCCGAAAGAGCTGATGTTTACTGCTGACCGAATCATGAAGTCTACGCTTCGTGTCGGAACTGCAGACAACGACATCAACGCGATCAAGAACATGGGCATGATCCCCCAGGGTTACACCGTTAACCACTTCTTGACCGATACGAACGGCTGGTTTATCAAAACCGACGCTCCTAACGGCATGAAGATGTTCGAGCGTGTTGCAATCCGCACTGGTTTTGAAGGCGACTTTGACACTGGTAACGTGCGCTACAAAGCCCGCGAGCGTTATAGCTTCGGGTTCAGCGACTGGCGTGGTATTTACGGCTGCCCTGGAGCCTAATTACCGGCAACTTGAAAAGGCCCCTTTTGGGGCCTTTTCTTTTTGCGAATAGGGTGTATAGTTATTGTATTCCGGGGTTTCCGGCATATCTGACAGTCCCGGCTGACGACATGCAGACAGATATGCTTATTAGCATGAGAGGCTAACATGGCACGCACTACGTTCTCCGGCCCAGTACGGGCGGGTAACATTTTTAACACCACTGGCACAACGCTTGGTCAGAACGTCAAGAACGTCGGTCAAGTGGTCATGGTTCAAACTGAAAAAATCACTCAGCTTGCTGGTGGCGGTGCTACGACTATTGTCATTCCTGCAAACAGCCAGATTCTGAACATTTTCATTTACGTCACCACCGTTTGGGGTGCGACGGCAACTGTCGGTGTGGGTAACACCGCACTGGCTACTGCGTACACGGCAGCTGGTGCTGTTTCGACTGCCGCAGTTGGCATTGTTTCGGTTACTCCCGGCACGGACGCTACCCGCACGGCGGCTTTTGTTGACGTTGGCACTACAGACGTCAAGATTGTCGTGACATCAACCACGCCTGGTGCAGGCGGCGGTGTGGGTTACATCTCGGTCGTTTACCAGCAGGCCGCAAACCTGATCCCTTAAATAATTTTTGATTAAGGGGAAGGGCCATGAGTAATAGTAATATTTACTCGGCTTCGGCCACGACAACCGCTCAGGTTGTCAGTGGTCGGAGTCGTTTGGTTGGTGTCTACTTTGTGTCTACGGCAACTGCTGCAACGCTGACTTTTAAAAGTGGCGGAGCAAGCGGTACTACGGGATTAACGCTTACTTCTGCGCCCGCTATCGGTTCTCAATACATGCTTATTAGTGACATGGGCATCTTGTTTAAGGATGGCATTCACGTCACGTTTAGTGGGGCTGGTGTAACTTCAATCACTTTGTTCTACTATGGTGGAGCATAATGAGTGCAGCAGAACTCTGGTCAGCGGGTTTGACGGTGGTCTTTGCTCTTGCTGGGTTTGTGCTTCGTGAAAAATTCAACGAACTTTCTCGGGTCAGTATTCTCTTGAATAAGACACGAGAAGAAATGGCCCGTGATCTGATTACCAGGGCAGAAGTTGTTAAAATCATGGAACATATTGACGCCAGGTTTAACAAGTTGGAAGAGAAGATTGATCGTCTGATTTCCACACACTAAAGGATATTGAAATGGCTAAGGCTGATCTTAAAAAACTGTTTAAGAACAAAGAGACTAAGGGCGAAGAGCTGAAAGAAGCTCGGGCCGTTAAGTCTGGCAAAATCTCGCCGGAGCAATATGCTGCTGGTGAGAAAATGGAAGAGAAGATGAAAAAGGGCGGTGCCGTTAAGAAGGCAATGGGTGGCACGGTCAAATCGGGCTCTAAAGCTCCGGTTTATGGACGTGCCTTGATGCGTACTACGGCTGATGCAAAAGGTCGTGCTCTGATGAAGGGGAAATAATCATGGCTGGACGTGGAATGGGTGCCGCGGTTCGTGGCGGCGGCTGCGTGATGAGCGGCGAAACGCCTAAAGTCGATTACAACTACGACTCGATGAAAGGCGATGAGTCTGTAAAGCCTGGAACTGCCAAAATGGCTAAAGGCGGCATGGTCAAAAAAGGCAAGATGAAGGCCTACAAAAAAGGCGGCATGTGCTAAATGACCACCTCGGGCACGACTGATTTTGATCTGTCGATTGATGAACTAATCGAAGAAGCATTTGAGCGATGCGGCATGAGACCCACCAATGGGTATCAGCTGACGACGGCACGCCGCTCGCTCAACTTGGTGTTTCTTGATTGGGCAAACCGCGGGTTGAACCTGTGGACCATCGAACAGAAAGAGATTCAGTTAACCCAGGGAGATCGGGTCCTTAATTTGGACCCGGACACGGTCAATGTGTTGGGTGCGGTGATTCGGGATTTGACCACGACACCGTATAACGACATTATTATTCAACGGGTTAGCCGAAACGAGTACTTGGACATTCCAAATAAGGACTTTCAGTCTCGCCCATCTCAGTTGTACGTACAACGTCAGAACATCCCGCAGATTTATCTGTATCCCGTCCCCCCCAATAGCCAGTACAAGCTGGTGTATTACCGGATTCGACGGATTCAGGATGCTGGGGCGTACACCAATACTTCGGATGTCAATTGGCGTTTTTTGCCTTGCCTGGCATCTGGTCTTGCGTATTTTCTGTCTTTAAAGTTTGCCCCAGACCGGATTGGTGCTTTGAAGAATCTTTATGAAGAGGACTTCAAACGTGCGGCAGATGAGGATAGGGATACCGCCAGCACATATTTTGTGCCGCAGATAGCGACGATCTAAAATGCCTACTACCGCGGCAGGTAAATATGCCTTAGCCCTTTGCGATTACTGTGGTCAGCGGTACAGGCTGACTCAGCTTCGCATCAATTGGCGTGGGTTTAAGGTTTGCCCGGACGATTACGAGCCAAAAGAGCCGCAAATTCAGCCATTGAAGTATCATGGCGATGCGATTGCACTTGATGGGCCGCGGCCAGATCGTAGGGAGCCATTATCCGTGTTTGTTGGTGCTCCAGGCTTCTCAGCCTTCCAAAGTTTCGGGACGGCGCGTAACACAAATGATATGCGGCCGTACATTGTTGGTCCTGCGTTGATCTCGCGGGTCGTGGTTGGTTCTGTGACGGTGACAACAACATGACCTACGACGAACTGGTCACAAACATTCGAAATTACGCGCAGGTAGGGGACAGTGAGTTCACCCTGCCTGTTATCAACACGTTCATCACGTTTGCGGAAAACCGCATCATGCGTGAAATTGACCTCGACGTGTTTAAAAAAGAGATGACGGGCAACATGACGTCGGGGAATAGATTTTTGACTGCCCCTACGGACCTGTTGACGCACAGGTACATGTTGCTTAAAAGCTATACTGGTTCAACGCAAGTATTTTTGGACTTTCGGGATACTTCTTTTATGAAAGAGTATTGGAAAGACCAAACGGTGACCGGCACTCCAAAATACTTTGGCGTTTGGGATCAGAACACGTTTTATGTGGCTCCGACGCCTAACCAGAACTACATTGTTGAACTGGGTTTTATTTATCGGCCCACTCAGTTGTCGTCGACCAACACGACGACTTGGATTAGCACGAATGCCCCAGAAGCGTTGTTTTACGCCTGCATGATCCAGGCGTATAGCTATTTGAAGGGGCCGCCCGACATGCAAGCTTATTTTGAAAATAGTTATAAGCAGGCTGTCAGTGGTCTGGGTGTTGAACAGCAGGGCCGCCGCCGCCGCGATGAGTACCGCGATGGCATGATGCGCATTCCTCTTAAATCCGATTCGCCAGGTCCGTAATGGCATTTACCGGCAATTACATTTGCACCAGTTTTAAGGTGCAGCTTTTGAAAGGCGTGCATAACTTTACGCCGGTCACTGGCAATACTTTTAAGCTGGCGTTGTACGACCAAAACGCCACGTTCAACGCCGACACGACTGCGTACACGGCTACAAATGAGATTGCGGCTTCTGGTTCGTACACCACGGGAGGGGTGGCGTTGACCCCATATATTCCGACGTCAGCCAATACGACGGCTTACGTGGATTTTGTGGACTTGTCGTTGACTGGCGTAACCATTACCACTTTTGGAGCGTTGATTTACAATAGCTCCGTGTCAGGTAACCCTGCGGTTTGCGTTTTGGATTTTGGTGGCCAGAGGACGACAAGCGCGGGCGGGGTCTTGAACATTGTCTTCCCAACAGACGACATTACGTCTGCAATCATTCGGGTGTATTAAGCCATGTTAGTTAACACAATTCACGGCGAGATGGACGATTCTCTTCTGGTCAAAAAAGAGGGTTCGGTAGATAATGACATTGAATTTACTACTTGGACTGAGTATTGGCTCAATGATGAGTTGGTGCATCGTTCAGCTCACGTAACATTGAAAACTTCTCCGTTTACGGCTCTGGAAGCCGCTTCAATAGGATAAATCATGGCCAATACTCAATCCATGTGTACATCGTTCCTTGGGGAACTGATGACTGCAACTCATAATTTTGGCGTAGCACCCACTCGTGGTACAACTTCAGCGGACACATTTAAGGCCGCGTTGTATCTCACGACCGCCACCATCAATGCTGCGACCACTGCATATACCACGTCTGGTGAAGTTACTGGTACAAATTATACGGCTGGGGGTGTAACAGTCACCAATGCCACGGTTCCGGCGTCGACCAATACTTCGTCTACTGCGGGCGTTGGATATTGGACTCCTTCAGCTTCCATTACGTACACAAACGTCACGTTGGGGACCGCGTTTGACACAATGTTGTTGTATAACTCAACGCAGAGTAACAAAGCGGTTTCGGCTCACACCTTTGGGTCACAGACGATTACTGCTGGAAATTTTACGCTGACGATGCCATCGAATACGACTTCTTCTGCTCTGCTTCGTTTGTCGACAACATAAGGTGATGTGTGGCTCTCGGTTGGGGTGGAGATACTTGGGGGGCTAATGGTTGGGGCGGCACTCTTTCGGAAACGGGGACTGTCGCTACAGGTGTTGTTGGAGCCATAGGTGTCGATAAATCCATACCATTAACTGGGGTTAATGCGTCTGGAGTATTAGGGGGTGTATTACCGGCGCTTAGTGGTGTTATTGCTACTGGTTTGGTTGGAAGTTCTGAAGTAACAATAGCCATTGCTTTGACTGGGGTAGCTGGGGTTGGACTAGTAGGTTCAGTAGAAGCAGGAAAAGCGTTTAATCTTAGCGGGGTTTCCGGATCCGGGGCAGTTGGGTCATTATTAGCAGCTAATTCCGTAGGAATTAGTAACAATATTGGTGAAGGGAGTGTTGGAAACATTATTCCAACTAGATCTTCTGCAATTACAGGGGCCGTTGGATCGGGTTTTAGCGGATCAATTGCTCCTGGTAAATCCGCACTAATAACTGGGGTGGGAGCAACAGGGGTAGCGGGGGCAGTTGTGGCAAGTTCTTCAGCAGTTTTAGCTGGTAGCATTGCAGATGGAATTTTGGGTAATGTTAATTACGTTTATTGGACGTTGGTCGATGACTCCCAGACACCAAACTGGACGGATGTTACTAATACGCAGTCTCCCAATTGGACAGTCGTTACAACCATCTAAGGATTAGAAATGTCAACCGCATATACCTCTCTCCTGGGCCTGGCCCTTCCTGCTACTGGAGAGCTTTCGGGCACCTGGGGCGACACAGTCAACAACTACATTTCAAATTACATTGATTCTGCTGTTGCGGGTGCAGTCACGCTTACTGCGGACACCACGCTGACTAAAACGACAGGCTCAAGCCTTGGATCAACGTCATCTCAATATGCGATTATTATCGCGTCTCCGGCGTCGGCCAACATTACTGTAACGGCTCCAGCAGCAAGCAAAACCTATGTTATCAACAATACGTCCGCAACGTACACGGTCAAGATTGTCGGTGCGGGGCCCACGACGGGGGTAACGCTCCTTGCCAGTGAAAAAGCAATTGTTGCTTGGAATGGCTCTGATTTTGTAAAAGTTGCTTCTACCTCGGCCTCTACAATTAATTCCGGGACTTTAGCGGTTGCTTATGGTGGCACCGGAATAAACTCATTAGGAACCGGGATTGCTACATTTTTAGGCACTCCTTCCAGTGCAAACCTAGCGGCAGCGGTTACGGATGAGACGGGTTCGGGGGCGTTGGTATTTGCGACCAGCCCAACGCTTGTAACACCTGCGCTTGGTACGCCTGCGAGCGGAACGCTTACGAATGCTACTGGGCTTCCTATTTCTACGGGTGTTTCTGGTTTAGGCACGGGGGTTGCTACGTTTTTAGGCACTCCTTCCAGTGCAAACCTGGCGGCAGCGGTTACGGATGAGACGGGTACGGGAGCGTTAGTGTTTGCTAACAACCCCACGTTGGTGACTCCTGCGCTTGGTACGCCTGTGAGCGGAACGCTTACGAATGTTACTGGGCTGCCTTTAACCACCGGCGTTACGGGAACTTTGCCCATTGCTAATGGGGGAACGGGACTGACTACAACCCCTGCAAACGGTGCGTTAGATATTGGTAACGGCACAGGGTTTACCCGTACTACGTTGACGCAGGGTTCTGGGGTGACCATCACTAACGGCAGTGGAACAATCACAATTGCCGCAACGGGCACTGGCGGTACGGTCACATCCGTAGCGCAGTCTTTTACTGGCGGCATAGTTTCAGTTGCTGGGTCGCCGATTACGTCTTCTGGCACTCTTGCATTGACAGTTGCAGGAACTAGCGGCGGAGTGCCTTATTTTTCTAGTGGAACTACTTGGGCGTCAAGTGCGGCGCTTGCTCAATATGGAATTGTTTATGGGGGTGGAGCGGGTGCCGCTCCGGTTGCAACCGCCGCAGGAACAACGGGTCAAGTATTGCTGGCGACAACAAGTGCGGCCCCGTCATGGGGACAAGTAAGTTTGACAGCGGGTGTGACAGGAACGCTTCCTGTTGGCAACGGCGGTACTGGAGCGGCTACGTTCACGGCCAACAACGTACTGCTTGGGAACGGCACTTCAGCGTTTCAAGTAGTGGCTCCCGGAACAAACGGTAACGTACTAACGTCAAACGGTACTACTTGGCAAAGCACTACACCGACTGCTGGTGTGTCGTTGTCGGCAAACAATACATGGACGGGAACGCAGACGTTCAGCGGTTCATCAAGTATTTTTGGCACTTCTCTGCTTGATTCAAATGAAACAGTTAACGTAGTAGCCGCCGCACCTTCGTCTACGACTAACTTCTACGTTCAGTCTGGTTCTGTTCAATACTACACAAGTAGTGCCGCTAACAACTGGACGCTAAACATTGCATTTAGTAGCGGCACAAGCATGAACTCGGCGCTTGCTGTAGGGCAAGCTGTGACGTTTGCCTTGGTGACAACGCAAAGCACTACCGCCTATTACAATAGTGCGGTAACGATTGACGGAACGTCTGTAACGCCAAAATGGATTGGTGGTGCACCAACCGCTGGAAATGCGTCTGGATTAGATGTTTACCGTTTCTCAGTGATTAAAACCGCAAGCGCAACGTATACCGTGTTGGCTTCCCTAACTCAGTACAAATAAAATGCCATTACAACAAACTGCTGGAAATAACACATACGACGCTTATGGCGGCGGGGCGGCGGTTGTCCCAGTTTACATTGAGGATGTGTTTAGCACATACGTTTATACGGGTAATAGCGCAACACAAACAATTACAAACAATATAGATTTATCAACTTATGGCGGTTTGGTTTGGATTAAAAATAGGTCTGACACAAACCCAAATATTTTATCTAACACAGCCACGGGAATTACAAATTATCTTAGTAGTGAAAATACTAGCGCACAAGCAAGTGGCGGCTCTGCTTTGGTTACTTCAGCCAACGCAAATGGTTTTAGTGTGGGTTTTGGTGGGTCAGTAAATTTTACTGCAAATAATTACGTCTCATGGACGTTTCGCAAGAAACCAAAATTTTTTGATATTGTAACTTATACCGGTAACGGATCGGGAAGAACAATTGCTCACAATCTTGGGTCCGTTCCCGGTTGCATAATTATTAAAAGAACAAGCACTAGTGGGTCGTCATGGTATGTTTACCACCAATCATTGGGTGCAACGCAACTTATAATATTAAATTCAACAAACGCCGCTTTTAATGATGTGGCATGGCTTAACACAGCCCCTACTAGCACAGTATTTACAATAAGTGACGACCCTAGTATAAATGGTTCTGGACAATCATTTGTTGCTTATTTATTTGCATCCAACGCTGGCGGGTTTGGCGCGTCTGGTAACGACAATGTGATTACTTGTGGGTCGTTTACTACTGATGGCTCTGGCAATGCTACGGTGAACCTTGGTTATGAGCCACAATGGGTTCTTTGGAAAACTACAGGTACTTCAAATTGGCAAACTGATGATGTTATGCGAGGGTGGTCTCAAACACAAGTAAAAGATTTAAACCCAAACCAAAATTATGCTGAAGGTAATGTTAGTGGAAATTACACTTTCCCAACTTCAACTGGTTTTCAACTTGCAAATGGTTGGGGTTCAGCATCGGCCACCTACATCTACATCGCTATTCGCCGTGGGCCAATGAAGGTGCCTACAGTTGGGACGAGTGTGTTTACGCCCGTGACGTATACAGGCACAAACGCAGTTAGAGTATCTACTGCGGCTGGGTTTCCTATTGATTCAATTCTAACGTACTCGCGTAGCGGCGGATATGGCGGTTCATTTTTTGACCGTCTTCGCGGACCCACAAAGTTTTTAGAAACTTTTGGTTTGTCTCCTGAACAAACTGGGACAAACTCGTTAACTGATTTTGCATCTATGACTGGTTATACAGCAGGTGCAGACACAACCACTGCTGAAATAAATTACAGTGGTACTTATGTTAATTGGAACTTCCGACGCGTCCCCGGTTTCTTTGATGAGGTTTGTTATACGGGAACTGGAGCCGTAAATCTTGGTTTTTCATTTAATCATAATTTAACAGTAACTCCAGAATTAAGTTTTATTAGAGCGCGTAGCTCAACTAGTGGGTGGTTTACTTGGTGTGCAGTTGGGTATCCCGGCGGTGGAGACGCGAGTCGGTGGAGTTTAAATACAGATTCGCCAACTACTCAAACTGGGTATTCTAGTTATTACACTCCGACGCTTGTTTATCCATATAGAACATTGGACGAATCCGGAAATCCACCTAATGTTAACGGTACCACCTATATTGCATATTTATTTGCATCTTGCCCCGGCGTTTCCAAAGTAGGCTCATATACAGGCACAGGCGCAACACAGACCATCAATTGCGGGTTTACTGGTGGCGCTCGTTTTGTTCTTATCAAACGCACCGACACAAATGGTAGTTGGTACGTTTGGGACACGGCGCGTGGAATGGTTTCTGGAACTGACCCAGTGTTAAGGTTGAATCTACAGAATGCTGAATTTAATGCAGACTACGTATATACAACAGGTGTTGGTTTTCAAATTGTTACCACTGCCGCAGGTATCAACGAAAGCGGTGGGACCTACATCTTCTTAGCAGTTGCTTAAGGAATCATAATGGAAATCAGAGTTAGAGAAACTGGCGCGGTGATGTACGAGAGCGAACTTCGTTCTTATCTGCAAGCCAACAATGGTCCATCCTACGACCTATTGACTCCTGAAGTTATGGAAGCAGTGGGGGTTGACCCAGTGTTGGAAGGTCCACAGGCTTCAGGTGGAACGGTCTATCAGTACAGCCAGCGTATCGGTGTAGAGCAGATTGACGGCAAGTGGTACACCAAGTACATCCTTGGGCCGGTGTTTGTTGACACGCCAGAAAAGACCGCCGCAGAGCAAGAGGCTGAGTACAAGGCCATGAAAGATGCGGAGCAAGCAAAAGCCGTTCGCCAAAGCCGTGACGACAAGCTAAAGGAATGCGACTGGCGCGTCATCAAGGCGTTGGAAAGCAACATACCGCAGGACTTCCAGTGGGCGTCTTATCGTCAAGCGTTGCGTGACGTACCTACACAGGCTGGATTCCCTTGGACAGTAACATGGCCTGATGCGCCATAAGGAACAATCATGGCTGAAAAATGGATTCAAAAAGCGCTCAACCCCAAGACAAAGGGTTCGCTTCGTTCTGAACTTGGGGCAAAACCCGGCAAGCCAATCCCAGAGAAAAAGTTAGCCAAGGCAGCGAAGGCTCCTGGCAAACTAGGGCAACGTGCGCGACTAGCGGAAACTCTTAAAGGTTTGAAAAAATGACTGAGAAGCTAGAGTCCAAGTCTCCGCTCCAGATCGTGATCCTTGAAGAGCGCATGAGGAAATAGATGCCTTCCTGCGCCGTGTGCCTTGGTCAGTTTTCCAAGGATGATTTAATAATTCACGGTCGCAAGGATTATTTCCTGTGTAGTGCGTGCAAGGCGGATGTGAACCGCCTTTCGCGTTTTGGGCTGTCCCCTACCGATTTTGAGCTTCTTTTGAAGCTTCAAGGGTATAATTGCGCTGTTTGTCAACAACCCCTAAAGCTTAAGCAGTATAAGTTTGCGGTGGATCATTGCCATGATTCGGACGATGTCCGGGGGGTGTTGTGCAAGCGGTGCAACACGGCATTGGGTACATTTGATGACGATCCGGATCTGATGTTGCGGGCCGCAGAATACTTGAACAATCCTCCGGCGTTGGGGGTTGTTAAACGGCATGATGGTCGAAAGAAGGTCACGTTTCTTCGAGACGAGTACACCAGGAGGCACGGAAATGGAGATAGTTGAGCTGTTTCTAAAAGCGTGGCCCGTGCTGCTTGGTATTGTGACCTTGATTGTTGTGCTGTCGAAGTTGGATTTGCGGGTAGCGGTGTTGGAAGAGAAAGTTAAGTCTGCGTTTGAGATCATCAACAAGATGAGGGATAAATCGTGACTGAAAAACTGGAAGCCAAAAGCCAGTTGATTGAGAAGACGGCGTTTGCTGTTCTTCCAATTCTCTTCACTTGCGTGGTGTACCTGATGTCGTCGTTGGACAAACTTAGCCACGATGTGACGGTACTGAACGCTAAAATCAGTCTGGTGGTCACATCAGACAACAAGCAAGCCGCCAACTCCGGGGCTGAACTTGCGCGGGAAAAACTTCGGCAGGACATGGAGAAAGAAATCCAACACAACCGCGACATGATCCACGAAAACCAAAAGCACATTAGCATCATCGAAGACCGTATGGCGAGGAAATAATGGCTGATTTTGCACCCGCATTTGAAAAAGTTATTGCAGACGAAGGTGGTTATCAATTGACCGACATTCCGGGCGACCGGGGAG